CATGTTCGGCTTTATCAACAACCTGTTCCCGGAGGGAACAAAAGTGCCTAAAACACTGCGCCTAGTGACGACCTATATAAAATATGGGATCACCACTACGATCAAGATGTGGGCAAGTGGCCCATTTGGATCGCTTGAGGCAAAACGCAAGAATGCTTTCCTTGGAAACACCACGTCCCTTTTGGCAGACTATGAAGGGAAACTGGTGTTCGACTGTGGCATTTACGACGGCATGAGCAACAACGTGATCGGCCCAACTGGTGAGCCAGTCACGCAGCTTGCGGATGAGATTATGCGCAAGCTGAGCATCAGACGCACCGATATCCCGAAGAATCACACTTTTGTGATGAGCAACCTGGACCGCACTAACGTCGTCAGCGTGATCTACAACATGCTGCGCTTGTACTACATCAAGCAGTTCCGTGCTTTGGAGTACAAAGGAAACGGCAAGTACTACGACAACGGTCATATTGCGATCACGAATGCTCAGACGTTCGGTGTGGCGATCAACTCGACACTCCATGAGGCTGTGGAATTTCACGATTCGGCTGTCACGCCAGTGTATCGCGATGATGCTGAACACGCGGGTGACATCACTGTGTTCTATGACCTTGGTTCTCGTCCTGATCCTGCAACTATCGCGGTGCTGCGTATTGCGCATGCGCAGTGGGACTGCCGTGCGCCGTTCGCGATTGCACATGCGTCACCGAAACTGGCCGAACGTTTTGCGCTAGTCGGTAGTGCCGTGCAGGGACGTGTCATGTCATACACCGAGATCACCGCACCACAGATCTCGGCAGTGATTGGCGATTTCGTTCAACGCCACTCGGCATACCGTGATTTCGAGTACGCATATGGTATGCTGGTTGGTGTGCTGACGCGCCCGGTGCCACGCTCTGCGGAAGCGATCGTCTGGAACAACACTCGTGTCAATGTGCGCATGCCAGTGCCGTTCTGCATCAGAGGCGTCGCACCTGAGCTGTACAGTGGCACACCTTACGCAAGCGGACCAGATTGGCAGGACACGTTCACGTCTTGGATGAACTCGCCAATGGCAGGGGTTTGTCACTCGGTTGCAATGATGGAGGCGGTCTACACTGAACTGTTTCACTTGACGCGCATTCACCAAAGAGATGAAGTCGATCGTGAGAACTTCATGAATTATGCCACAGGGCTGTCGGACTGCCCGAACACTGGCATTATGGTGGACATGGCGCTGGCTTGCATGCGCTACGGGCGTGAGTACACGTTCAGATACACCACATCGTGCGGTGTGGACAGACTGGCGACGATTCCATCGCTACTGGCGCAGCCGCAGCAAGTGATGGTTGTTGACGCGCGCGCGACAAGCAGCTACGACCTTGGGCCTGTGACTGCAGGGACAGCGCCGCTGAATATCAGCACCTTTGCGCCCGTGACGTTCCCGTCGCTGTCTTACGGTGTAAACGAGGACAAGTACTACATGAACGCCGATCGCCTTGAGCTCAAAACGCAGCACCGTACCCGTGATGGACTGCTCACATTCAGTGACCCGGAGGCATTCTCGCAATACATGACGATGATGAGACTGTTCGGATATGATGTCGTGGCCACGTCGTCATTCGAGAACAGACGTATCCACAACTGGTCAGACAATGCGTCAGGAAGATTCATTTACGTCCATGACCCACGCGATGTCGCACCACGTTTTGTGATCGATGCCAAAGACATCCGCAGAAGACCGAATCACTGGATTGAGCTGCCAACGCTGTACGGTGAAGTGACGTATGGGTACGAGCTAGGGAAGAAAGCACTCACGTGGTTCAGTGGGCCTGAACGCATTGGCTTTGCATCAGCGCCGGTCATAACAGTCAACAGAGCAGCGTATCAGAAAGCGATTTCGACGATGTTGCGTGACAGACCGACTGTAACGATCGTGCCGCTCCAGCGCAGGTCGGATTTTTACAGCACGGTTATCAGTGCACCGCCAAGTCGCCCTGCTCTAGCACCGTCATCATTGGAGATGGCAAGTGG